AACCACCAGCACCCCATCCAGTAGCCACTGTGTAATTTTCGTTGCCGGTGTTAATTTGAAATTCGGCGTCGATTGCAGTGCCACCACCCGGAGATCCAGAAGCATCTGTAGCGTCAGCAGTTACAGAAACCGTTATAGTGAAATTATCAGAGTCAATATACTCAGTTACTTGGTGCTCAGCATTAAGGATGCCAGCGGAAATGTTACCGCCAAGCCCAACAGCACCACTAAAAGTAACAAAATCACCTGCTTGAGCCCCATGACCAACAATGCTTACCGTGATGACCGCCGACCCATCTGTAGCAGTAAAGCAGTTATCCGTTACCGTTGTAGATAGGGTAGTTCTAATTGGCGTTATGTCGTATATAAAACCATCAGTTGAATCTTGTATATAGAATTTTAAGTGCGTGCCTAAACCCAAAAGATTAGCGCCAGCTAGCGTAATCCAGTTCCACAACGAGCGACAAACACCCCAAAACCTACCAGTCGGCGGAGTGTACGTAGCCTCAAGCAAACCGCTATCTTTAGTCCACCCACCAATTTTTTCGGGCAAACCACCACGGAAACGCACTTTATCGCACTCAAACCATGAGCCTTCGTTGGACAAAGTGGTGGCGTTACGCCTTACGCCGGGTTGAAATTTAAGTGCTTGTAGCGGCATTTAAGACCCCCGAACTCGGACATCAGAGTAGCACGCGGCTACAAACGGCGTCGATCTGTCAAGGTTAATTTCTCTTACCAATTCCATACATTTCTTTTCGTCGGGCACTTCCAACTTATGCGCCACTTGCAATGAATTCCCCGGGCCAGCCACGAAGATGAGCACTGCAATGATGGTGCTGTTCATTACATAAGCTCGAAGTGTGGCCCGTCAATAAACGGGCGTTTGCCTTGCGACCTACGCAAGTCGATGTATGTGGTCATGGCGTCTTCCATCTTGCCTTGCCACGTGCCAATATCGTCAATGTGCCAAGCGCCGCCCCAGCGGACAGTAACCCCGTGCTCTTTGGCAGCAGCAGCCATAGCGTCGGCTATGTCGTCATAAAGGTTTAATTCCCACGACACCCGGCCCGAGATATAGGCTACTAAGTCCACAGCCAAGCCGTCGATATGCTTGGATTTCATGGTTTTGCTAGCGCCGCGAGCGACGAGTTCCATCTGACGGGGCACCGAGCGCAGTCCTTCGGATACACCGAAATCTACTTTGGTCAACTGGATGGCGCGTTTTACGACCACGACGAGGCTATCTTCTACCCCTTCGAGTCGGTCTAGGCTGCGTTGCGATAGCTCAAAGCTCATTTGGTCAACCCCTGTTTCTTCTCATAGGTACGGAGACCCCCCAAACCAAGCATGCCTAACAACACCGTCATGAGGCTGTCCATGTCGAACGCAGGCAGTGCTGGAAGTGTAACTCCGAAGTACGCAGTTGTAAAGGTTAAAAGGGGTTGTACTACAAAATGCCACGCCAACGCAACCCCGCACGTCCAGCCGATAAATGGTCGCCAGCCTGAGACAAAAGTGGACTTGTGTGCGGCTTCGGTCTTGTTGACCTCAATCTGGCCCTTGGCTAGCTCTTGGGCGTGTTTTTCCGACATCGTGGCGATCTCATGCGCCAGCTTTGCCTTTTGGTCTTTGTCCTCGATAAACTTGTCCAGCAAGCCCGTCACGGGGCCAATCAACGCTTGCAACATAAAACCCCCATCATACTTTACCCATCATCTCAAAGCCCAGCATCACCAGCCAAGCCAAAGCAGCCAGCAGCGCGGCGATAAGTCCTGTGTAAAACACCGCGAGAAAAAACTCCTGTCGCTTGTGCTTCTGTAGTAACTCGACCCGCTTGCGCTCCATTGCAATCCGCTCGCGCTGGCGCATCATCTCAAGGTACGTCTCTTGTCCATAGCGCAGAATGATCATGCTGCGGAGCTCGCGCTCCATTTCGCCCAGCTTTTGCCGCTGCACTACGATCTGTAGTGCCTCTTCCTCCACCGAGCCAGCGGACAGCAGCTTCTTAAATATTGGTGGGTTTTTGGCTTTTTCTTCTGCCTTGGCTATGTCGGCCTTAGCCCCAAAAAATTTTCCAATATAGCCCGCGACATCCTCAATCTCACGCCCAACCTCCACCGCCTTTTTGATGGTGTTGAACGCCGTCGTGGCGACGGTAAAGGCGGTGATTGGGTCGAGCATTATCTAAACCAAGGGCCTACTAGCCATGTAACGATAGACCTCCGAATGCCCTTGGTAACAGGCTCAACACCATGCACTAAAAACGATGGAAATACTAGCGCCGTACCAGCACCTTGCGGAGGGTAAATTTTATTTTCTCCGTTTTTAATAAACAGACGGCCCCCCTCAAAATCGTCATTCAAAAACACCAGCACAGTTAGCTTACGGCACTCGGTATCACCCGGGTTTATAAATGTATCGACATGGGCGTGATAATGGCCTTCTTTATCGTACTTTAGGTACTCAGTCTGATTAGAGTGCGTGACATCAAACTTCCATGCTTGATTATTAGCAGACAAACCAAGGCCAGCCATTGTGGCCCCAATCCCGCGATAAGAGGGCAACGAAACGCGCTTTACATCACGAACATCTTTATCTATTACGCCGTCTACCCCAGCACCGATTGGCGCTTGCTCCCCTTTTGCTTGTGCCTCAAGACTCTCGATAAGTTTGCGGCAGGCTTCGGGGGTCATTGCGTCTGAATATGTCAGATATGTGTAATCCGGTTTAGTGTGGTGAGACAGATTGGGGCGCTTGTCGTATTTCCACTCAGCGTGGGGGCCATCGGCATCGACGTAGTGCAAAAACACCTGTGCTTGCCATTTACCTTCTTTGTAAGGCTCGCGCCAGTGATGCTTATCCATGCCGTGGTATAGCACCGCATCGCCCACACCCATATCCACTCTAGATGCGTTTACACCACCCTCATCCCCCATATAGATAGGCCACACGTCGCCATCAAAGCCAAGCGTAATCGTGGCGCTGATTTCGCAAGAAGGGCGATCTGTGTGGATTTTTAACTCGTCGTCGGGGGCATAAAGACGTGCGTAGGCATAGGTAGGGTAAAGCCGTTTACCAGAAGCAGTTTCAAAGTGTGGCAGCAACTGCTCCAACAAGGAGTCAAACACAGGTGCGCCATGAACGGCTTGCGACTTTGGACACTGAATATCTTGTGTGGTCGCGCCTTTGGCAACGAGTTTTTTTAGCTCATCTGTTAACTGGGCGCAGTTTTCTTTGTCCAAGAACTCCGGCAAATGCACGTAGCCTTGCGCCCTCAAGATGTTTATTTGTTCGCACACGCGTTTTACTCTTGTTTTGATTACTCAGGTTGAGACACATCTTCAGGTTTTACATAGCAGCTACCATCTTTATAGTACCAAAAGTCTGCGACGCAATCATCCGGACAATCTACCCAGTTTAGTGGTGGCGCTACCTCAAAGGTCGTAGACTCAACTTGGGCAACGCGTTGGCAATCTGCTATTTCTGACCATACCGGTTCCCAATCGTTGGTTACAGCATTTTGTTGCCAAGACGAAACCCAACGATGTGTAAAAGATTCGTTAGGAGAAATAAGCGCTTTCATTAGTAGAACTCCTCAACAATAACAATGCCATTCGCGCCAGCAAAACCGGAGGCGGTGCCGCCTGCACCCGGAATAAAACGACCAGAACCTCCGCCGCCATATAAATTACCGGCTTGATTACCATTCCCACCTAAGCCAAATAAGGAGCTCCCCCCGCCGCCAGCGGAACTTGAGCCGGGTATAGCGCCACCATTGCCCTTAGCGCCGTTCATATTAACAGTACCTGAAGATCCAGCGCCTCCAGCGCCCCCACCACCAACACCTCCGGGAGCTCCCGCAGGGTTAATGCTAGACGTGCCTCCGGTTGATCCCGCCGTGGCAGACGCAAGGGCACCAAACGAATTGGTGCCGGGGCCAGCAGTAACAGAAACAGGGCCGGGAACAGCTGGAGCGTCTAGATAAAGAATAGCTGCGCCTCCACCGCCACCCCCACCACCGGTAGCTCCTGATGGCCATCCAGAAGTCGCTGGGCCTCCTGCACCACCAGCACCAACAACAGTGACCTTCACCGCCTTCAAGCCTGCGGGCTTAGTCCATGTGACGGGGCTTGTATAGGCGTTTAAAGCGTAACCGCCGCCAGCCACGGCAGCCGTTGTTTGTGTTGTAGCATCAGGAAACGTGATGCCTGTGTTTGTAATTGATGTAGCCATTTAATAACTCTCCAAATTAAGGCGAACCAGCCGCGCTAATGTTGCCAAGAACAATCACGTCGCCAGAAGCGTCTATAGAAAAAAGCGCCGTACCACCACTTGTCTTAATTACTATCTTTGATGAATCTTCTTCAATTACAAAATTAGTTGTAGTAACGGCAGTTGAGTTTGTAACAGCCGTGGTTCCGATAGCCGCCACAATATCTGCCTCAGAAGCAACGCTTAGTGCCGAAGCATCATTACCCCGGATCAGACCGCCAGAAGTAAACGTATAAGCGCCGGTACCGCCAGAAGCTACGGGTAAGTGCGTTGTGGTTTCTACTACATTGGTGCCGTCGGTATAAAGCACCATAGACTTACCATTCGGCACAGTTATGCCGGTACCGCCAGATGTTTTAACTTCGATACTTTGACCGCCAGTGGTATTGTTCTGCACCACATAAGGCTTCTCAATAGTGGGTACTACCAAGTTACGAGTAGCAGTTAAACTAACCCCTGACGTTACGTTAAGTACAAAATTACGTGCAACTTGGGTAGAAGGCGAGTCGGTTAACGATAAAGTTAAATCCGCGTCTGACGTAAAGTTTGGGTTACCATACCCAACAATAGCCTCTTCTAACGCTGTGCCAAGGTTAGTGTTCGTCGTGGTGCCCCAAGCACCTGCTTGTTCGCCCGGATTGATTAGCTCAATCTTAAGGCTTGTCGAGTATGTTGATGCCATTTTGTGTCCTTACGTGGGGATTTGTGTCCAATTTGGCGTTTGGCTCGTGTCAACTAATCCCCACACGTTAGTGTACCCAACAACGCCAAGTCCGTATACCCCTGTCGGATAGACATTAGCTGACGCTGACGCTGACGCTGTACCAAGAGCGGTTGTGCCTACAAGCCCAGTTACGGTTATGAGCGCTGTGCCGGTAGCTGACGCATTTCCAAGAGCTGTTGTGCCAACAAGCCCGGTAACCGATATGATGTTGTTGGTAACAAGCGAAATGTTACCCAGCACCGCTGAAGCAGATTCCCCAGTGACAGCTACATTTGCCGTACCAGTGACGGTTACAGTGCCAATTTCCCCAGAGGCTTCTTCGCCGGTAACATCTAAGTAATTATTAGTTACTAAGCTAACATCACCAAGCGTAGCCGTGCTGCTGACCCCAGTGGGGAACACATTGGCGTAAGCAACAATCGAAACAGTACCTACTTGGCCTGTGCCCTCAACCCCCGTCTGAGCCAGAATATGGTTGGTAACTAAAGATACAGTACCTACCGCACCGGTAGCCTCTTCCCCCGTTACATCAACAATCGCATTAGGCGACTCAACTATAGACGCTGCAAACGGGACTGCGGCAAACGGATACTGTGCTACAGCCATTACTCACCCTTTAGGGCTTTGACCTCGGAGCGGAGTTCTTTTATGGCCTCGATAAGCAGGGGTACAAGCCGCTCGTAACGCACGGTGAGGTATTTTTCGTCAATCGGGGCTGGGGTCACGACTTCTGGCATGACTGCTTGCACTTCTTGGGCCGATACACCGACTTCGCGTTTGGCTTCGTAACCCATTTCTTGGGCCGTCTCGTTGGCTTCGTAGTAGAAACCTGACAGCGCCTCAATTTTATCCAGCGCGTTTTCGATGGAACCCAGTTTGGTTTTGAGCCTATCGTCCGAGTAGTACGCCGTAATTTGGTTGGTGGCTCGAATTTCACCAGCCGTACCAGAAGCACTGGTGCCGACACCAAGAGAGTTAACTTGGTAGTCATTGCCAGTGTTTAGCCCGTTAGCCGTAGTCGCGGTAGTTGCCGTAGTTGCTGATGTGGCGCTTGTAGCAGAAGTAGCAGTCGACGCGTTTCCGTTTAACGTAGCGGTGATAGTGCCAGCGCTGAAGTCACCAGAACCATCACGAGCAACAATAGTAGAAGCAGTGTTTGCGCTAGTAGCGTTAGACGTAACCGTGAAAGTAGAAGCGCCAGCTTGATCAGCAGTAAACGTAGCAGAGCCTGACAACCCAGTCCCGGACACCGCCATCGTCAGCGTGCCGTCGTTTGGCGCGGTCAACGTAGCCCAAGAAGTGCTGGAACCGTTGGTAGTTAGGTATTTACCAGAGTTACCCGTCTGTGATGGTAGTAGATTATTTAAGCCACCATCGGCAGTATTAGAGTTTGTTCCGCCGTTGGCAATCGGCAAAATGCCAGACACATGGGTCGTTAGACCAATCTTGCCATACGAAGGGGCCGTACCAACACCACCTGAGATAAGCGCGTTGCCCGTAGCAACACCAGCTAGTTTCGCCAGTGACGTTGTACCATCCGCGTAAACAATGTCGCCAATCGTGTAGCTAGTAAGTCCAGTGCCGCCGTAAGCAGCGCCAATAGCGCTAGCAGTCCAAGTACCGGCAGTAAGAGTACCGACCCCAGTGACCCCAGTGTACGAACCAGATAGCCTGCCGCTAGGCAAGGTGCCTGAAGAAATATTGGACGCATCTGTAGTATCCGTTGTTGCAGAAGCCGCGAGGGTAGTCCAAGTCGGCGCAGCCGAAACTGAACCGGTACCAGTCTGGGTAAGGTATTTAGCCGTTGCGTCGGTATTACCAGCCAACTTAGCCAGCGAATTCGTGGCGTTGGAATAGAGAATATCGCCAAGCGTATACGTAGCCGTGCCCGTACCGCCATTGGTTTCGTCAACCGTACCAGTCAGAGAAATAACCTGCCCAGTAACATTTATGTTACCCGTACCGGTGTACTGCGGAGTGGCAGCAAACTGCGAAAAGGTAATGTTGGTTGTACCGAAAGTAATTGTGCCCTGCGTGGTAACAACATAAGATTCACCGGCACCGGTATCGCCTTCTTGCACGTAAAACGCATCACCCTGACCTAGCGCATCAGGATCGCTGGGGTTGTAACTGTCGGCGTCGGTTGCCCGGGTCAGAACCCAGTTGGTAGAAACAGAGCCAATATCCGTAACCGTGTAAACGCCGTTATGGGCGGCGTTGGTTTGCTGATATATCAAAACCCGATCGCTGGTAGACATCGTGATACCGTCGATCACTAGCGCAGCTTGGGTGCCTGAGTTGGTCAGGGTGGCCCCAACACCAGACGATCCGTTGTTGTAAGCAGCCGTTAGGTTTGTAGGTGATTCAACCCGAACCGGGTCATGGTAGTGCAGCGCAGCGGCTACAGAGTTATCTACATAAAGTTTAGTGGCAACATCTAAATCAGCCGTCGGAGCGCTACCAACCGTGATCTTACCGCCAACCGCTACGTTGTTAGAGCTATCTTCAAAGACTGCCTTAGCAGATGGCTGGGTGATAAACACCTCTTTCGTGCCAGCACTGAAGTTAACTGCCGAGCCAGTATTACTAGAGGACAGGATAGTATCCCGGCTCAGCGTTGTCCCGCTAAGTGTAAATGTACCTAACCCAACTTCCCACTCATCTTCTACCCCGGGGGCTGTATTGTGAATGGTGTAGTAAACGGTATCCCCGTCATTGACGGCGGACGCAAATGTACGAAAGCCGACGTAAGCGCCAGCAAGCGTAATAGTGCCCGTCCCCGTCGTGGCGGATGATTCACGAACGCGGTCTTGTAGCGACAGGGCCATGTTGCCCTCCTAATTAAGCAATACGGATGATGGCGTTGGATGCGTCTGCCGTCGGGAACTGGATCGTAAAGTCACCAGCCGTCGAGGTCTTGTCGCTACCAAAGTCCAACACCGCAACAGCTTTATCTGCGTTACTGCTGTTATAAATCAGCGCACCACGAGCCGTAATCGTCGCCGTAGACCAAGTGGTATTGTTAAACGAAATAAAAGCCGTTGTACCCGAAGACGTAGGCGTTGTGGATACTGTCAGCGTGTTACCGCCAGCGGTGTACCCCGTGCCAGACGTTTCATTCGTAACACTGTACGCGGTCGTCGTAGCATCAAGCGTTGCCGAAGAGGTATACAGCGCAATTTTGAAAGTGTCAACACCAAAATCATGCTCGCCGTCGAGAAGATCGACTTTAAAGCTGGTGCACATTGCTTGAGTAATAGCCATTTTTTAGCTCCTGTCAAATCAAGTTACTGGAACCCGCACCTGCCCAGACCGGTACGAATCCTGCCGTTCGAGTCCATCACCTAGCCGTTTAGCCAACTGAAGCGCCTCGTTATATTTGGTGTTGTACGTAGAAAGCAAATCCGGTTCACCTTTCATGAACGTGTATGCCTCAACCAAAGAGCCGTACAACAACACAGAATCAAAGTTATCACCCAACCACGATGTACCAGCAGTAGTAATTGAGTTTGGATAATAGTAATAGTGCATTTCAATCGTATAGTTAGCATCCGGAGTTGGGCCAAGAATAAATGTCAACTCGTTTGGATCGCCTGACTGTGGGCCGAAGATCGCATAGTATTTAGGTATGCCAGTAGATGTTGGGGTCGGGTATGCCTGCCGGATGAAATTAACATCCTTGTTAAGTAGGTATTCATACGCCCCATCACCATCAACAACCGCCAAAGAATGGGCAGCTAGAAAATCATTTGGGCAACCAAGGTATTTGTTGTTAATGGTCGTTGTTCCAGTCATGTTCTTACGCAGCGACGGAAACTGAATTGAGTTGTAAATGCGCTGCTCGGCCTGCTCAACAAACGTAGCAAGCTCAGTCGCACTGAAGGTGTTTTCAGTGTAATCCTGTATCGCAGTCGTCAACTCAGAATAGTTCATTACATCACCCCGCCGCTAGCCCACGGCACGGAAGTAGCCCAAATCTTGACGCTTTGTTTAGCTTGCCAAGGCTCACCACAGTTGGTACAAACACCTGTAGATTCTTCAGCAGCACTAACCGGGTCGTTGCAATGGGTGCAAACAACCTCAATCTCATGGGTAGGTTCAATCACCCCATTCTCAAGCTGCCTAGACTCTATGCGTGTTTTCACGCCATCGGCCCCCGAGCCATCGTGCCTTTGGTTGCCGCGCCGTTACCACGAGTTTTTACGCCCGTAGTTTTAACGCCGGTCTCAGGGTACCCAGCCGTTTTAGGCACAGGTACAGGCTTTGGCTGCTCATATTTGTTTAAGCAAGCTGTTTTATTCATACTAACTCCTTACGATATAGACACCGTAACAGTGCCAACTGTACCTGAAGATTGCACTCCAGACAAGGGATTAAACGTGCCCGGGATGTACCGGGATGAGGTTGGGACATTCTCAGTGGTGAGCGAACGGTCTGGGCGTGGATCTTTTATCGCTTGGGCATCTACAACGGGGTATCTACCAAGCAAGTTCTGAGGGTGATCAGGCTCCCAGCACTGGGGGCATACAAACAAGTTGGTCGGTGCTTCTTTGATAACCAGCTCTTTGAGCACCACACGCTTGTACTGAAACCCGCACCGATCGCACTCGGCGATGGTGTATTTGCCATTAGCATACTTCGCTACCGTCATTAGGGTTTACCCTATAGTCATGTACCGAGGTACAAGCTGAAACGTGGCTTTTTCCCGATCTTCAGTAGCAGCAAGCTCCCACGCTTCGTCATACTGTTGTTTGAGCAAGCCGATACGCTCCAGCCCACCCGGCAGTTTCATCGCCAGATAGTAAGCCAAACCAGCCGTCAAACAGTTCAAGAACCGGAACGGAACGTCCATTGTATTCACACCGTTGCCAGCGTCTTGAATACGACGTAGCCTCCAGTATATCAAAGTATACGTTTGAGCACTGTCTGGGACAGGCCATACATTTATCGACGGAGCGCTCTGTTGCCTGTCAATGTATATCTGTACGGGTCGGCCTTGTGTCAACTTGTTTGGGATGCTGGCGTACGTAGCCACACTGATACGCGAAAGGCTCAAATCAGACTGGCTAGCCTGAGACCCGGAGTTAGTACGGATCACATGGTCGAGCAGATCAACCGTATCAGCCGGTAGGGTGTACGTACCAGTACCAGCAGTGAGCGCCTGAGACCCCTGCTCAACCGTCCAAAGGTTGATACCCCGGTTAGCCCAGTCGGTAAACATCAAGTTCAAACTACGTCGGGCCGTGCGTAGATCATAGCCAGTACGCATCTCGCTACCCGCGCGCTCAAACGCCTCCTCGACCAGCTCGGTCAAGTCCATGTTGAATGTTGCGGTACCTGATGTAGCCATTATTAAACCTTCTTAGACATCCTGAGGCGGCGTACGCCGGAACTTGCCTTCGCCACGCCTCCATTTTCCATCTTTCTATGCGGAGCCACCTTTTGGGCTATTTTTTCTGGTTGCTTGACAAATTGTTTCCCAGCAGCCTTACCTTTGCGCTTTGCACGAGTCGTGGCTGCGTACTCAGCAGGGGTTAACGCTTTGATAGCATTCTCGGGCAGGTAGCGCTCACCGGTCTTAGACGACTTTTCACCACTCTTCGTGCCCCATTTCTGCTTCGTCCAAGCTTTCAGCGACTGTTGGGATTTTTTTAAAGTCATTCCTCACCGCCCCAGAAAAACAACACGCGCACAATCACTAAATCAATAGCCAGAGCGCTTTCCCCAGTGCCTTCGTCCGCTTCGGGTATGTACTCAACACCTAAGCTTACGCCAAATATGGGATGAGCTTCAACTTCAAAGCTTTTCATAGCTTTTCTGAGGTTTTATACGTCTTTAGCTCTGTTTCAAGCTCTCTAATCCGTTTATCCCGTTCGTCTAGCTTACGCATCAGCCCGATGTTCATTTCCGCCCAAGTAGAGATTGCCTCAACGCGCTCTTTATGATCTTCTGCCATCATCTTGAACATGCGCTCGGCAATGTCTATTTGGGACTTCATGAAATCGTTCATGGTTAACCCCGCTTCATTTTCCCTAGTGTTTGGGCCAAACGAGCACGTTGCCCCATTTTCCCGGGCTTCTTAGCGGCAGCCGCCAGCTTTTTGGCTGGGATCTTCTCACCCTTTTTTACACTCAAAGACTTTTTAAGCGCACCGGGCTTCTTGATGGCGTCTTTGATCCAATTTTTGGAAGCGCCGCCTTTTTTCAACTTAATCATCTCTGATGTATCAGGCTTCTTTTTATTTTCATCAAGATAACTCGTCCCTTTACCGGGCAACGGCAATGGTTTGTATCTGTCTTTTTGGGGCGCCTTTTTCTTTTGTGAATCTGGCAAATACTCTTTGGCAGAAGCATCATCACCGGGCAATGGTAATTTTTTGTATTTGTCTTTATCAGCCACGGTACCCACCGCCTTTCTCTTTGTAGCGTTTAGCCAACAACTGTGCCTTACGGGCTGACCATTGACCAGCGGCAGTGCCCTGCACGTTAGCCGCTTTGATCTGATTAAACAGCCGT